AATTAGAGACAAGATTATTTTTTTCATTTTAGTGTGTCTTGCCATTTAATAACAAGATTTTTATTGTAATTTTGTGTTTTATTTTTTCTTCTATTTTCCATTGCTGGAAGATATTGTAAATTGTCTTCGTGGTGTAAACCACCTTCAGCCAATGCTATCATATGATCCACTTCATAACCATCAGGACAATTTTTATAAATTTCTTTTATTAAATTTAGATTTGCATTTTTAGGTGTAAGATTCATTTTTGTTGCTCTATATTTGCTTACACCAATTCTATTTTTAATAATTAAATCTTGTGCAGTTCTTCTACCTTTTTTGTCCCACGCCTCTAATGATTTTTTTCTTTTAATTTCTTTCATTTCATCGGAATGTTTCCAACCGGGTTTGCCTTTAGATGGATGACCATGTTCTAAAAAATGCTTCTTAACTGATTCAGATTTTTTCTTTTTATCTTCTTCACTCCATTGTCTTGAATTTGCACAAGACCTAGAACAAAACATTCCAGATTTGCTATGACTTGTTTCACACTTAAGGCAAATTTTCATAATATCTTTCGTAATTGGCTCCGAGTAAGAGAATCGAACTCTTCTAACCAGTGATTAACAGTCACGCCCATGCACCTTGCTCGGGTTTCTCGGAATAAAAAAATGGAAGCGGGTGTTGGATTCGAACCAACGTTGCACCTGGCTTATGAGACCGGTGTGGTGACCGCCCTACCCGCTATATTATATATCTTGGAGTGAGTGACAGGAATCGAACCTGCATAAAACGGATTTGCAATCCGTAGCCTAACCGTTCAGCGGCACACTCACATAAAATGAATTTGTTAAAGTTGTGCCACCATCGTTATTGGCACCATTCACCCATGTATATAAAGCCGGCTGGGACTCGGTACGTCACTTGGGATACTAGTCCAGTTAGCAACCATACTGCACCGATCTTCCGATCAGCCGGGAGTTGAACCCGTCCCCTTCTACTATTTCGGTAGTTCGAACTTACCTAGATAGCGTGACATTCTCTTGCTGACACTTTAACAAAACTTGGCGGTCTTAGGGGGTAACGATCCCCACTCTTATGGCGTGACAAGCCATCGTGCGTCCATGAACACTTTAAGACCAAAACTTGGTGGAGGTTGGAAGAATCGAACTACTTGGCAACCACCCTACTTAACAAAGCCTACCGGGTTACAGCCGGCAATAGGGAACAACCTCCATTAGTTTAGTGCTATCTGCTCGATTTAGGCGTCCGGTGCGGCCGTGCCAAAGCGACTAAGCAGTTATATCAGGACCTGTCCCTCGCCAGTTAGGCCCGAATAGTGTATGCGTCCATACACGATACCTTGATAACACTAAACTAATGGTACACGATAGGAGAATCGAACTCCTCTTGCAGGGATGAAAACCCTGAGTCCTAACCGATAGACGAATCGTGCATACTTTTTAATCTATGCATAGAGTATAACACTCCACACACTTTTTGTCAACTACATTCTTGGCAGAGAGTATGAGATTCGAACTCATGCGCCGCTTTCGCAACGACAGTTTAGCAAACTGCTCCTTTAACCACTCAGGCAACTCTCTACATATTGGCGGAAGACAGAGGAGTCGAACCCCATCCCATTTCTGAGAACCTAGTTTTCAAGGCTAGTCGGCGGACCATCCCACCTGCATTATCTTCCATATCTTGGTAGGACCTAGTGGAATCGAACCACTTTCCATCGCTCTTCAGGCGACCGCTATGACCACATCAGCTAAAGTCCCATTGGCGCACCCTGAGAGAATCAAACTCCCAATTCCTCGTTCGTAGCAAGGTGTGATATTCATTTCACTAAAGGCGCAAAATACTTGGTGCCCCCGTGGAGACTCGAACTCCAAAAATTTGGCTTCTAAGACCAACACGTATACCAATTCCGTCACAAGGGCATTTGGTTCCCAGAGCAAGAATCGAACTTGCGATAAAGGCTTATCAAGCCTCCGTTATACCATTTAACTATCCGGGACTAATTTCGATTTTCATCTTCCACTACTAACTATTGCTTCCCAATTTATCGTCCATTGGCACCCGTGGTAAGGCTTTCAATGCTCATCGGTCTTGCGTTCTAGCGCAAGTGATCCTTGGGATAGGACTGCTAGGCCTTAACTTGCCTAGCATCAAGTGAAATGGTACCTTGTGACGGGATCGAACCGCCGACCTTCTCCTTGTAAGGGAGACACTCTACCGCTGAGTTAACAAGGCATGGGGTGTCGTATGAGAATTGAACTCATGATGACGGAATCACAATCCGTAGTTTTACCACTAAACTAACAACACCATATAGAAACACACTATCCTAGACTGACTACTTTGGCACAGGCTTTGCTAAAAAGCGATACTGTTCGTAATGTGTTTTTATATGGTAGGGGCACCGAGAATCGAACTCGGATTAATAGGTTAAAAGCCTACTACTTTAGCCGTTAAGTTATACCCCCATTGGTGGTGACAGTTGGATTCGAGCCAACGACCTATTGCGTATGAAGCAATTGCACTACCGCTGTGCTATGTCACCTTTTATTTGGCAGAGGGTACAAGGATCGAACTTGTGCTAACAGAGTCAAAGTCTGGTGTGCTACCGCTACACTAACCCCCAACATAAAAAATATGGATGCAAATTGTTAAAGAACGTTTGTAATATATTCGATGATATACACAAAGAAAAACCCCCTAGAGTTTTCAGTCTCTAGGGGGCTTGTCTTTATATTCTCTATGGACTTTTTTGGTCCTCAGGTATAACAAGCCCCCACTAGTGGTGAATGGCAATCGGATTTCTCAAAGCGAGAAATACTCTGCCACGTAATCGGCATATAATTTCTTGTTGAGAGTTTCGATATTAAATTCATTTTAGTTTACTGTTTCTTCGTTAAAAATATTAGACCATTTCTGGAGTTTTGCTTTCTTGTTTGCGGATGCTCTATCTACTTCATCAATGTTAATGATACCTGTTTCAATCATCAACTGAATCATACAAAATAAATCACCAACTTCTTCTGTCAATCGTTCACGATTAGATGCACCATTGTGTTCACCATCTAAACCAAATCTAAAAACTTTACTGATTGCCTGTGTCACTTCGGCACATTCTTCTTGTGCAATGAGTAAAACTTCTTTTTCAACACTATTCATTATCTAACCTTTTCTCAATTCATAAAATGCTCTGCGAATCTCGGCGGTAATTATAGTACATCAAGAGCCGAGATTCCCCAACCCCATCACACGTACCTTCCACCCGCTTCCCGACAGATTCCGTTCTCGCATTGCCAGCGGCCTTTCGGTTCAAAGACTACCACCCGTAGTTGTCACGCTACTTCTCATCCTGTGGGTCACAGTATCTGGTGACTAGCCAGAACGTTCTTTACATATTCTGAATGAATTGCTTCACCAAGAATCGTTTCACTTCCCATGCGTTAGTCATTCGCACAGTCTTTTCTTTACTATTCAATCTGTATGTAATATATAGCCTTTTTGGAGCAGAAATTACGACTGCACCAAAAATATTTTTACTGAGTCCAAATGGTATCACATAAGCATCACCGTTGTCAAGTTTTTTCTTGGCATAACCATTAGCACCTTTGATCTTGTCTAGTCCACCAAATCGAACTGTATCTAAAATTTCAACAGCCATCGATTGTCGTGGACCCATACCATCAATATACATATTGTTCCCTATGCTTTGGTTCTCTTTTACGTTTGTCTTCAACCACACGCATACGATACTTAGGACTACGCAAGTCCTTCGCTACCATATTACGTGGTTTTGTTTTTGACAATTTAAAATTCAGGCTCTCCATAACTTCCGTAATCCTCATCGGTTCCATATCCTGCTGAAGCCATAGCGGAATCAAAATCTCCGTCCATGCTTTCATTATACTCTACATCCATAAAACTTGCAACAAAACCATCTACTAATTCGACTGGTATATTAAGCATTGTTGCAATCGTGAATTCATTGTATCCTTGAAGATACAAATCTTCAATCTCCATAGCCAACTCGCTCATCTTACTCATGCTAGTTCCTTTTGTTTATCCAAAACTTGTTGATACGTCATTGTGGGTTCTTTGCTAGTGATAGCACCATCAAACTGTAACTGAGACCTCTCAAACCATGAAAGGTAATCATCACTTTCCACAGACCAATCAACCATGTACTCGCTGGAATAATCCGTATTCGTTTCAATGCCAGTCAATGTGAACTTCACAAACTCATTGTAATCTATATTAAGCGGAACGTCAAGTATCTTATACTCTGAACCGCCTTTGGCTTTCCAATACTGAGGACACTCACCCACACCATCCCAATCATGTGCGCCATAATTTTCGTGGTACTGAGTGCGGATAACTATCATCATATATTTATTCCTTCAATAGCTTTGGTGAGAATGTCCTACTGCAAACAATGGGGTACCATCGTTGTCATCGCCAGCGGGTCGTGGCATAAAACAATCTGCAAAATCATCATAGCAGTAGTAACCAGTCTGTGTCACAACCAAGCGGGCATCAGCCGGCAAGGCAGACAAAGCGGCAATCATATCTGCAACAGTAACAAAATTAGTCATATTATCTTTCCTTAAAACCTAATTCAAATTCCATCATTAACATTTTGGCAATATTGATATACTGCCGTGCATCATTCGAACTACCACATGCAATCATTTCCTGTGCATCGGAAAGGTAACTTGCAATCACCATACCAGGACCAGAAAGTTTGAAACTGATTGAATCCGTAACGGACTCAAGAATTTCGGATTTCTTAGCACCGTATGCTTGAATTTCCCAGAGGGTTTGTTCACTTGCTGTTTTCATTTCAATGTCCTTTATCAACTCAACAGAATTAATTATACACGGTTCGGAGGGTAAGTCAACAACTATTTTCGATTCTGTTGTTATTCTGCAACAGCAAACATCTTGCGACCATCGACCATGAACCGTTCAAAGGCTTCCATCACTCGCTCGGAGTAAATCATCTTACCTTCTTTTTGGATATCTTGCAACAACTCCAAGAAACCCAAACCCAAAAATTCACGCTCTTTATTCAGAATACCAATTGCTGTTTCGATTTTCATTTTATTTCCTTAATCAAAAAAGTTGCCAGACTGACATGAAAATGCATTCTGACCAGCGTCAAACCAAGCCATAGGATGCAAATCTAATTTATCAATCACTTGACGATTGCACATTTCCATCGCACTAAGTTTAGACTCTGCGGCGAATTCATAAACATCTTTACCAACATAAAATTTGTATGTAATCATATTAAGCACCATAAAAGTCAGAAGTAAAACCACAAGTATTGTAGACGGCTTCACGAACATCCGTGTCCATCGCCTCACCAAATTTGCTATAGTCAGATTTCGCTAACATGTTAAGGCACTTGTAAGTCTGTGGCCATGTCAGGTTCATTGTGATTGCGGCAACAACAACACCGTGGACGGCTACGTTACCCACTTCGCTAAACATTCCGTAAGAGATATCGGTTGACAATGTAGTCATTTTATTTCCTTAAATCAAATCAATCTGAACTTGCATACCACGGGTTGTATATCCCAAACCAGTTGGAACCAACTCGCCATCTTTTTCAGCGGTGCGGCGCATATACGCCAACTTCAACAATGCATCACAAGCGGCGGCACTATGACTAGCGGTAGCAAACGTATTGCAAACACCAGCCACGGTAGTGTAGACACCGAATCCTTCAAACATCACACGGATTTTTTGTGAATTCTTGAAGCCATCAATAAAAGTCTTAGTACGCATTTCAAATTTCCTTTTCTTTTCTCACTCAACAGAATCTATTATACAGGCATTGGTGGGTAAGTCAACAACTATTTTCGATTCTGTTGTTTTTTTGCAACTGAATACTTTGGTATTCACATTGCTCCAGTCCAACGAACGTTCTGGAAAGTCCGTGCCATCGTGTTACCACGGGCAAAATTTCTAGCAGGACCAGCCCAACCAGCGGCTTTCAAAATGTCGCCTTTAGTGAACTTGCCCATGTCACGGAGACACACAAAGGAATGAACGGAACGACCGCTACCTTTGCGACCAGTAATTACTTTGATATAATTACGACCAACTTCATAGGACAAGGAATCACAAAAATCTTGTGCCATTTGTTTTTGGATTTCAGTAGGGGTTGCACCTTGCCACTTGATGTAGTCAGCCTTGATGCATTCGAGGTATTCGTTAAATCCGTCAATCATTTCGTTTCCTTTATCAATTAACCGAGAGTCTTCACAGAACCACTAACAGCGGCACCGAACAAAACCATCACTACAAAAATCATCAAAACTGTAAGCATTTAAATCTCCTATTAATCTCACTCACTACAGAATCTATTATACAGGTACTGGTGGGCAAGTCAACGGTTATTTTGACTTTGTGTGAAAATACAACACTTTGTTGCGAAAAAACAACAAAAAAGCCGTCTAGGACGGCTTAGAAATGGGTATTAGTACCTCGGTATTCAATCTTCGGCAGGGTATTGCTCTTGGACCTCGTTTTGTGGCAACTCTTCACCACGCTCCAATCGGTGGGTGTCGCACAATGTTGAAATCCATCCGTAGTTATTTGAACGACCAGGATTACCACACACTTCACATGTACGATATGACATTGATTCGGCCATTGAAATCATTGCACCAATCACATCGGTATAACCATTAGTGTAGAATCGCAATCCGCCAAACTTTTCTTTCACTTGGCTTGCTGTGATGTATGGCATGATTGGAGGAACTTCTTTGTACTCTGCTTTTTCGATTGCTTTGTCCGCATACTCAATGCCAAACTTAGTTGGTTCTGCATAATCGCCAAAACTAAAATGCATTTGAAGTGGACGCACATCTCCAGTCAATGCACGTTTCAACGCACGATTAAATCGCAATGCTCTCGCACGTTCTTTACGTTTTTGATCCACATGGTGTTGAATGTTTGAACACAATACATCAATGATGTTGTACCAACCATCACCACAATCGAAACCCCAACACATAGCAGTATGTGTCATTGGTGCATAACGATACTTGAAAATCTTTGGGTACTTTGCAACTAGTGCTTCATCCAATTCTTTTTTCATAATATATTCTCAGTGTGGTTATTTCACTTTGTCGAACTCTTCGAACTCATCCCACTCATCTTCTTTCAGATTGTGTGGGTCAATAAACTTAGTTTGGTGCTTGAACTTATCTTTTTGCTTTTTAGACTCGTTCAGCTTGGGCTTCTTTGCACGGTTCTCGTCCTCGTAGAAGTCTCGAAAGCCTGAATACTTTTTTGTTTTTGCCATTTTGTTACTCTGATTCTCCCTGCAAGATTTCGGGCAACGCTTCCTCGATAAGTTTTCGATTGATGCCTTTGTACGTAAGTTTTTTATCCTTCATCATCAAAACAAGTTTAGCCTCTTCTGGAGAAACTGTTTCAAGAACCTCAATAAAAATTGATTCACGCTTGATAGGGTTTATAGCACTACCTTTTAGAAAATATTCAAACTTTCTCAATTCTTTTGGTAGACGATTGTGTCCCCAATTGTCTGGAGTTTCCATAGGTCTATATGGTGGAGCGCCTGCGGGCAATTCAAATATAACATTCTTATGAAATGTATATCGCAAAACCGTTTTCAATTCTGGTGTCAAGTTTGCAATCTGCTTCAATGAACTTGCTCTTTTAGCCGCTGGTAATTCTGCGACATGCTGGAGCAACTCTGGTAAAGTCATTTTACTAATATCAATAGCCATTTTAAAATTCCTGTATATGTTCCAACAACTGCTTCATGCGGTTTTGGATAAAATAGTTAAGTAGTTTTTCCCTACCACGTTTAGGGGTATTTTCATAAGTTTCAATAATTTTCTCTTGATACTCAGTCGGAATCTTAGACAGGTCAATCAGCAATTCATTTCGCTTGTAATTTCTCAGCATCACTTCATCGCAAAAAGACTCAGGTTCTTCTTCTAACCACTTATTTAGCTTTTTCTCAGTTACAGGTTTTTGTCGTGCTTCTACGACAAATGTATCATCGGAAGACATAAAGTTGGGAATACCATCGCTTCTGTCACCTCTGATAATGTGTTCCTTTAAGAATGCTTCTGGCGTATTGGTACGCAAGAACTTCTTACCCATTGGGCTATACTGTTCTACGTTTGCGAACTTCTGCAATTGCATAAAGTCTTTATCGCTGGATAGAATCAGAATCTTTTCAGTAGTGCTATTCTTAAGAGGAACACCGAACTTGTGTGCCAATGTTGCGATAACATCATCGGCTTCAGTCTTGTCAACTTGAATCACTTTGTACGGAAAGTATTCTTTGATTTCGTCACGCACTTTGTTTAACGTTTCGAAAATCATATTCCAGTCAAACGGAGATGCCTCTCTGTCTTTCTTACGACCAGCTTTGTAATATGGAAAGTAGTCTCTGCGCCAGTACTTCTTATCATCGCAACAGATAACAATGTCGCCATACTCATCTTTGAATTTAACATTGTACATTCGAATGCTATTCAGCACCATGTGGCGAACCATGTTCTCGTCAATAGGATTTGATGCATTTGAATTCACTTGCATCATCAGGTTTGAAATCATTACCTGATTCAAGTCGATTAAAATCATTTTAAGTTATCCAGTTATTACTCTAACAATAATTGTATCAGAGTTAATGCGTCCTGTCAACTCGGAAGGCTTAGTAGTCAATCCATCTAACAGTTTTTTCAATACAATCTTACCACCATCAAGTACTTGCTTAACAGTCACTTCGGGCTTACGCAAACGTTTGCCGATGGACGTATCGACATTGAAGTTTTGAATTGTTGTGCCTTTGATCGTCAGACCTTTAGCATTATCGCAATTGTACATGCCAAGCAATTTTGTTTTGGTATTGTACAACCACACTTGATTTGCACCAATAATCTTTTCTGGTAGAACACTCTTCAAATTTAACTCAGCAAAATCTTTCATGTATTGCACTTTAGCGGCAATCACACTTGCAGGTTTCTCTTTTACTTTACGTGCTTTACGTGTGGGTTTCTTTTCTGCACCACGATTTGTTTCTGCAACAATCGCATCATAGAACTCTTTAACTTTACGCAATTGTACTTTAGTGAAATTGGAGTATGCCTCTTTCGTATCTGCATCCGTTGCAGTCATCACTTCTTCAAATTCTTTAGAACGCTTGATGAACACTTCACACATGCGCTTTTGCACAACGGCAGATAATTCTTTACCTTTTAGATATGATTGCATATCTGGTGCAGACTTACACCCACCAGCAATGAAGTCATCTACAAGTCCTTCAATCTCTCCGACTTCTTCAGATGCCTTTTCACGAATTCTATCTTGAATAGAAACGACTGGTGCGGTTGATGTTGCAACAACAGGTGCTTTTGCTTTTTTAGTTTTCTTTGCAGTCTCAACAACATTCTTAAACTCTTTGACAAAAAAGTTTTTGAATGATTCGGACGGTTCGTAGCCCATACACATCATACGTGCTACCCAACCAAGTTGTACTGGAATAGATGCGTCACTTGATGCAACTAAAGAAATTTCTTCTTTCGGTCGATCAATGCTAGCCATGTATTCGACAACAAACGTTTTTGCTTGCTTGTTGTCACAAAAATAATTATACCAATTCAATGCACGAATTTCTTCGCTTCTAAGATTTGTCATCTCGGCTTGATTGGTCCAAGAAGGTTCCATGCCATATGCTTTTGCATCGGCACCAGGATTAATCTTGGAAAATTTCATAGTTTATTCACCCAATGTAAATGATACAGATTTGATAGAATCGTAGCGGAATGAACGCCATTCGTTTTTCTCTAAGTCAACTACAGAGATAGACTCATCAGTTGCCGTTGTGCGAACACGTTCGGTTTTCTTTTCATATGTTGGGATTGCATTCTCCTGCAATGTGCATTTCATGGTACGCATTGTGCCGTCTTTCTTTAGAAAGTCAACAGTCACAGGTCCGTACTTGAGATGGCTAACAAGCCAATCACGAAATACTTTTTGTTCTTTTGCATCACTTGTTGCATAATTAAAAGTTGTCATATCAAAGTTCTCCATGTTAAAAATATCTTTCATTCAATGTCTCTAGTATACCTACAATCCGTTCAGTTGTCAAGTTTGCCATTCTAACTCTTTTCTATTCTCAATTCATCATAAAGGTAATCATGCAATTCGTTGATACCGCCAATGTAATTTAAATTGTGATATATGTGTGGAACAAAGGTTGTGTTGGGAATCAATTTTTGTAATTGCGCTACTGTATAATCTTCGCCAAGTATGAAAAGTTTATACTGTCTTCTGCAAATAGTTAAAAGTAATTCTGCTTTTTCTGTAGCCTTACTTCCTACAGCGCCATAGATATAATACATCACGGCGCATTGTACACCTGCACATAGTCACTTGGTTCATTATTTAATATTGCAGTTTTGAGTGTACCCTTGTAATCATACGTAACTTGATAACCCTTAATGACACTATGAAATTCTTCATGGGTTACTAAATTGCATATTGGTTTCTGGTTCAATGGTGTTGTTGCTACTATAACAGGTGTTCCGACAGACGCACCCGAATAATGAACTGTTCCATAGTGTTTTTCACAATAATTTTTTGTTGCCATGTACGGTACCTTTTCTATGATAGGTTTCTTGCTTATCACTTTTGCCATGTATACTTTATTCGTGGAAGAATTATCTTCCACAAGGGTAACCTCGGCATGTGCAAAATTACACATAATTAAAAGTGCTACAATACTATGTAGCGTACATAAGTTTTTCATTCCATTACATATACATTAGTTACCGATTTTACACGTACTGCGGTACCTGGATCGTGATTCATACGAACGGTTCTGATTTGTCCATAGTATTCAAACGTCACATCATATCCAATAATGAATTGTTTGTATTCTCTATCGGCATACGGAACACATCTTTGAACCATGTTGCTTGGAGGTTTGCCAGTAGGTGTGCCAGCAGTTTGTGCTGATACACCAGACAAGTCTTCTACCATTGTGCATGATGTTCTAGTCACGTTATACACTCTGGTTTCTTGAATCGGCTGAAGGCGAACGACTCTTGCCAATTCAAACTTAACTAAACTGTCACCCTCAAGGCTACTCGTATAATTGCCCCTATTGTAACTATCTGCGCCCCTAAGAGACTCACCCAACATACCAGAAACTGCGGATGTTGAAATCATAACTCCAACCAATGCAGTACCTAAAAATTTCATTTTGAACTCCCAACGATAGCATTCACTAATGCAGTCAACCAAAACACCGACATTACACTTTCCCATGTCACAGGAATGTTAACGGCAAACAAAGTATTAACTGCACACAATGTAATGTATGAACCTAGGATGTACAATGATACCCAAGCAAACAATGCGCCAGCAATAACACCAGCGGTTGCTTTTTCTTGTGCGAATGTAAACGGACCAATTTTCATAAGAACTCCTATATGATAGATTAGACAGTATAACACATCATATATGGTATGTCAAAACGTATTCAATGATGGTTCAAATTCGGCAATCAATTCACGTTCACGCTGGTGTGCAGGTTTACGTCCACGGATCACTTCGACAACTTCATATTGCCAGTTTGCACCAGCCAACTCACGCAATGCATTACACATTGCCCAATTTTTGTTTTCGCACTTTGCACGACTCACATGTTTTTGCCAACGGATTTTAACCGAACGCAAATAGGCTTGACCCTGTGCAACAGTCAAGCCAACATATGTATCGCCAGTATCAACGCATGTAACTTTGTACAGTACATGGTTTCGGTCGCAACGTTTCTTTCTCAATGTCATATAGACAGTATACCATACTGGGACAGCAGGTCAAGGGTTATTTTGGCTTTGTTGCTCAAAAACAACAAAAATCCCCCTCTGAAACGTGCCAAAAACTTGGTTTACCATAAATATGTTGTCAAGTCCTAGGGAGGATAATAGTTATGGACATTGTAGAGATACTTTTAAAAGCATGGCCAGTATTCTTAGCATTCATTACTTTAGTCATAGTCTTGGCTAAAATGGACGTGCGAATTGGGGTATTGGAAGAAAAAGTAAAATCATTATTTGATTTACATAACAAAGGAAAATAAAATGGCAGAAAAAACAGTAGAACAAGCACACGAAAAAGGTGCGTTTATAGAGAAATTACTATTTGCTCTATTACCTTTATTAGTTGGTTCAGTTGGATATTTAATTCAAGCATTAGGTGCTATTCAACATGATGTAACCATTCTGAATCAAAAAGTGAGTTTAGTTGTTACTACAGATAACAAGCAGGCTAGCAATAGTGGTGCTGAATTGGCACGTGAAAAATTACGTCAAGATTTAGAAAAAGAAATTCAAAAAAATCGTGATGCTATTATGGAGAATAGAACACACATTGCTATTCTTGAAGACAGAGCAGGTGTAACGAAAAAAATTGGACCAGTGAAGGAACACTAAAATGGCAGAAGTAGTATTACAAAAGAAACCTTTGTCACGTAGTGAACGTGAAGCAAATATCAAAGATAAAGCAGGATGGTTAATTACTGTCCTAGCCGCTTTGCTTGCAATCAATACGTATGTTGCCAGTGGCAATAGCAGTAAAGTATTGAACAATACGATTAGTGCAAACAATACTTGGGCATTCTATCAAGCAAAATCAGTTAAACAAACTCTTGCTGAAATGGCTAGAGATGATGCTATCGATAGAAAACAATTTGACAAAGCAGAAAAGTTAACTGCAAAAATTGATCGATACGAATCGGATCCTACTACTGGTGAAGGTAAGAAAGAATTAATGGCAAAGGCAAAAGGTCTTGAAGCCGAACGTGACCAGATTCGCAAATCTAGTCCTTGGTTGACATTTGCGGGTTCTGCATTTCAAATTGCAATTGTTTTGTTAACTGCAAGCATTCTAGCAGTCAGCATGTCATTGTATTTCGCTAGTATTGTTGTTGGAATTTTTGCCGCAGTACTAATGAGTCAGGGTCTGTGGCTTTGGCTTCCTATCGTCTTGTAAAGTTTTCATCAATTATATTATGTTTCATTATTTTAACTGGAAGTGCTGAAGTAAAAGAAAGTCCTAAAAAACAGGATGAAGTAAAAACCTGCACCAAATGGAAATGGGCAGGTGATGTTTTCAATCGAACAGTCTGGTGTGTGGAATGGACCGTAAAAGATTGTTCTCAACGATTACATAAAGATATATGTAAACTTGGCGGCTAATAGTCATGGATCCAATTACAATAGGACTTGCATTCTCAGCCGCCCAGAGTGCAGTCAGTCACATCAAGCAGGCAATCGCATTAGGCAAAGACGTTAATAGTCTTGTCGGGCAATTCAGCAAATTCTTTGAATCCTCAGATGCCATTCATCGTGAGAGATCAAAGGTAAAAGCAAAAGGAAGTCAACTAGGAAAAACTGACGCAGAACTCGGTAAAGAAGCACTTGAAATTGCTATGCATAGTGATGCTTTAAGACAAGCAGAACGTGAATTGAAAAATATGATTGTTTGGAATTTAGGTAAGCCTGAAGTGTGGGAACAAATGATTAAAGAGAGAACTAGACTCTTTAAAGAACGTGCAGAAGCAGAACGTGCAGAAGAAGAAAGAAAATTAGCACACAAAAAGAAAATGGCAGACATGTTTATGTTTGGACTGTATTTTATTGGATTTGGTGCTATTCTTTTTGCAATTGTTATGGGTGGTATAGGTGTATATGGTGCAATGGAAGAAAAAAGAATTTATGAACAGAAAGTTGCAGATAGAGCCGCACTCATAAGAAAACAACAAAAAGAACGTGATGCAAAAGAACGTGAAGCAAGAGATAAAGCAATTGGAGGAGGATAACTTATGTATTTTAATATAATTATTACCACTAACGATCTAATATTCTTTTTATGTATGATACCGTTTTTGATGGTGTTTGGTGTTATGTTTAAAGATTGGTATAATGATAAAGATCGATACAAATAAATGGATCCAATTACTCTCTTTGCATTAGCCAACGGAGCAGTCTCCGCAGTCAAGGCTGGATGTAAACTTTACAAAGACATTAAAGGCGCCGCTGGAGATATCAAAGATGTTCTGAAAGATTTAGATGAACAGTTTCATAATAATCATAAAGACAAGCCAGCAACAACCGCACAACGTAATGCGTACATAGAAGAAAAAAATCGTGTAATAGAATTAAATAAGCGTGATGGCGATACTGCCGGAATCTACACGGAGATTGGTAATCATCTCGGCACGTATTACGACAATTTAAATAAGTGTATTGCTATATTTGAAGAAGAAGAAAAAAATGCTAAGACAAAAATCTATACTGGTGATGACAGTTTAGGTAAACGTGCGTTACAACGTGTGTTAATGAAAAAGCAGTTGGAACAAATGTCAGTTGACTTACGTGAATTGATGGTGTATCAAAGCCCACCTGAATTAGGTGCATTGTATACTGAAGTTGAAGAGATGATGGTTCAGATGGGAAAAGAACAAAAGGTTCTTATCACAAAGCAAATACAAAGGCAAGAAATTGAAAACCGTAGACGCCTTATTAGAAAAAAACAAATGATGCATCAGGCAATGATTGGCATTGCTATTGTATTTGTAATTTTTGTCTACGGGTTTGCTATGATGTGGGTTGCACAAATGCGTCAAGAAATGTACCCTCAGTACGGCAACGAATTTATTCCAAAAACAGAAGAACAACGAAAGAGGGATGCCCAACCACAAATCTATGTGGGTAGATAAATTTTAAAACCTGTTACTTGGTAGCAGGTTTTTTCTTGACAGGTGCAGTTGTAGTTTTAGTTGATTGTTTTCTTGGCGCACGTTTAGCAATAGGTGCAGGAGGATTCTTAGTCCATGCCTGTTCTTTTGCTGGCGCAGGTGTTGCCTCTGGCGCAACTTCAATCTTAGCATCCACAGACGCAGTAGTCTCTTTGATATTTTTAATTGCAACATCAGCCGCAGTCAAAGGAACTTCTTGAGTTGCCTCTACTGCCGGTTTGCTACCTGTGAAAAACTCTTTAATTTTCTTGAACATAATTATCGCCTTTTTAAGTTAAAATTTCAATCGCATGATTGTAGTGGTTGATTCTGTCTTCTAAGCCAATGTACCCACCATTGATTCGTTTTGTCATTGTCTTCATATCTCCAATATCTGCTAGTTCATTTAGTCTAGCCGCAGACCAAAACCAACAAGCAGAGTGAATAGCATACTCTACTTCAAGTAACAAATCAGGATTTTCAACTAGCACATTGCTCTCAAACAATGATTGTGAACACTTAGTGTAATTGTTCTTTCCTGTAATTTGTACAATGCCTCTACCACGGAAGTACCAACCTTCTCCGGATGCTTCATCTCCATTACCCATACGATTAGCATACACACGATTCGCAATCATTTCTGGTCTACGCTCATATGGCTTTGCTTGGGCTTCAGTAGGAAAGTATTTCTTAAAAGTACCAACTAAACCTTTTGCGGAGTAATTCAAATTCTCTTGCATAAGAGTAAAGCCACCAGACTCATGTCCACATTGTGCCATAAATGCGGCAACTCTATGTGGTGTATCTATGTCGTATTCAGGTAATATATTCAGTAAATTATTATACCACTCGTCAAAGTTTTTAACTTTTGGAATTAGTTGTCTTACTGCATCTTCCGTAAAAAAGTCCATCGCTGTCTCCTATGATTATCATAGGAGTATTTAGCATAGAATTAATCCCAAAGTGCTTGATAGTATTTGCCGAACAAACGGAATCCATTCTTGATTCTGTCTTCAACAACTTTCATGCCTTCATAGTCGGCTTTGTATGTGTGGTCATCATTTTCAATCATTTTAAACATTTTTGCTTTGCCGTTCTCATCCCATTCACATGCTTCAGAACGTGTACTCCAATGACCCGAACGATATGCTTCTTCCCAATCTTTATTGAGGTGATGTTCGAATGCGAAAATCATTTCATCCATGACCCAATCCCAACGCTTGAAATGATTGTCATCGGTGTCCCATTCATTTTCTTTTGCTGGCGCTGAAGTAGACTTCAATTCCTCTGGCACATCTTCATCATCAACAAAAGGTGCGCCATGTTTATTTTCTTGTAATTGCTTCAACATAGGCAAAGCAATTTGACCAAGTGTGTGATCCATAGACCAAGTATCCCAACGATCAATCTTCACATAGTCAATCTTGGGATCAAAAAAATCTGCAATCTTTGCCATAACTTTACAGATAGGGTCTAAACGATTAACCCACTTTTCATATGGCGCATCAGGCTTATCTTCAAGATTATAAAACACGCTATCATCTTTCTCCCAAAAGCAAACAAACTTTAGGATGTGATATGGGCTTAGCCAATGGTGTTTATAATTATTGATGTAAACTTTCATTTCAATTTCTTCCTAATGTGTGGACATGGATTAGGTCTAGTACGAATTTCTGAAGCAGAAAAAGGATCATCATTTACTAAGTCGCCAAATTCTCTTTCGATGTAATATGTATTCAATGCCTTAATGCATTGATCCATCAAACTGTTAGAACCAGAAGAATCATCTTCTGCCCAAAAGCAAATTGGAGACCTACCCCATGTGCGATATCTTAATACATCATGAAAAATTTTTCGGTGTTTTTTGTTACTAGGGTCAAACGTTTCATGCAATCTGCCGAACTGTTGAATCTTGCTCATTACTTTCACTTTCTATCATAATTAAAAGACGCTTTGATTCTTTACGAACCTCGGCAGTTACTGACCATCCAAAACCTTCAGGATGTAGCAACTCTTGCAAAAAATGCACCACTTCATTTTCAGTTTGTGTTTTCATTCGTCACCTTAACAAATGGACTATTGACGGCAAAATCTTCAGGTAACTTCTCCACAATCTTTGTGAAGTGATATGAATCTGGATAGTGTCGTAGAACACTCAACGCACGTTGACGAATGTACTTTGGCACTTTAGGTGTTACTTTCGGGTTCAATAAATCTAAAAGCATTTGATGCCCGCAACGCAATGCACGATATCTTTCGTCAGGTAGCGTCATTATAATCTCCATCACGCATATGCTCTGCCATTGTTGTGAAGAAACTTTTCATTTTCATTTCTTCAGTCCACGCTTTGCAGTAAGCATTGTCCTTATCACATAACGCAAGTGCTTCTTCTTTTGTAATGACACGATGTGATGTGATAGTCTCGCCCAAATGTTCTTGTGAGAATTCTTTAGCCTCAGATAGCGTGACTGTATCAAGCGCCCAATCTGCTTTGTCTCTATCATATCTGTCAACGCCAACAGGCACTTCTACCATGTAGCGTTCACGAAACATAGAGACGGCTTCAACAAGAACCCATTGTGTTTCAATTTTCTTCATAGTCCAACTTCCGTCTTTATTGTCAATCCATTCAATACTGTCGCCAGTTTGCCAACCAGTTCCCTCTAGTATCTCATCATTCAAAGGAAGAATCAAGTCACCAGTCTCAGGGTCTTCTTCCAAGTTTATAGTCCACGTTTTGTTTGCCATACGTACTCCTCAAATCAATAATATAATTATAACTCAAGTGTGATGGAAAGTCAAGCGGCAAGCATTCTTATCAAACCTATGGAATCAATAGTTGTTAGCAGAATATAGTTAGCCAACATGCCAAAAGATTTCCTAGTCCAACTAGCCCAAGCATACATAGCACAGCCAAGGATCCAGATAGGATAAAGAGTAAGAAGCGGAGGGGTGGGGACTGTGAGTGCCATAGTAATACTACAGCCAATGCTAATAGCCCAAGCAAGCAACTCAACAGCAAAGCGAATTCTGTTAGACTTAAAATCATCTTTAATCCATTCTATAGTTGGTCTAAACAAATCAATAAACATAATCTCAATCTAAGTTAAATAAATCGGGGTGTGTCTTTGCGAAATACAACCTCAATAAGTTCCAGTGTTCGAATAACTCATGTGATTGTCTTTCGACAACCATACGTTTAATCCCATACAGTGCGTTTAGCACTTTGCTAAAATCATTAATTTGATTTTGATAAACGTCATAGTCATATGGCTGACTATAGACTTTATATTCTTTCATCTGAAGAAATGTAGAGAACAATCGTTCAACGATAAATGGAAACATGTTCAGATTCGGGTCTCTGCTATAGTTTGCGCTACCATGATAAATCTCTGCATCTTCTCCAGTCAATGCTTCAAGTTTTTCTTTGATATCTTTTACGAAAGCAATGTACTCTAACCAAAATGCTTTTGTCGCAACAAAGTAACTACAATAGCAAGCCGAATCTGTCATTACACTATCAAGCACATTCGTATCATATCCACCAGCAGTAAATGCGGAACGAACAACTTGTTTAATTCCCGGATGGAAATAATCTCCTTGTTCCCACACGTTCGCAGTTAATGCATTCTGTACTCTGGCATGGTTAAAAATGTAAACATCAAATCCTTCACTCTCATCAATAGCATTTTTAATTACGTTAGCTTCATAACGCATCTTGCTTTGCCAGCGAGGACCAAAGACACCCCAAGCATCTAAGTCATCTGCAAAGCCTTCGTCAATGATACGATTGAATGAATGAAACTCACGTAACTCGGGCTTCTCATTTGACGTATTATCAAATGGTGTCAGTAGAGGATCGACTAAAGGAATCTGTCTGTCTTCGAAACAAATCTGAAAAATCTTATAGTTCAATCTGATACCCTCACCCCATTTGGTGCGATATTTCCTTCTACACCAACTTTACCGATGTTCTCGATTAACGCAGGATCAAGGTGATGAAACAATAAATGTTCAATGTCAATGTATCCTTTTGCGTTCAATCTATCTGTCATGTGATTAAACATGTCAGTATAAATGTCTCGAACGTATGGAAGTAAGAATGCATCGAAACTCCACAAGCGACTCATGTATTGCAATGAAACACCGCCTGTAATATTTGAATTGAATTGGCTTGTGAAAGGACCACGAATGACAACCATGTCTTTAGCTTGCATGTGTTTGTCATAGTTGAAGTCATCATTCAACGTATAACGTCCACTCATCTTAAAGATACGCTTATATTTTTCACGCCAACCATCTTCAACTGCTTTATCAAAGAACGAACCGAATACGATAATCTCAATCATATTCTTTACGATATCGTGATTTGGCACTTGCTGAAGTTGTTGAACATTCTCTGCGTCAGCAAAACTATAAAATCTTTTAATGTGTGGCGATAAGATATCACGTTCTTTTTCTGTGATATCTTGATAGCCACCATCTAGTATAATGATTTCTGCATCACACTTGTTTCTGATAGACTTGCAAGTTTCAATAGTCTGTTCAAGTCTTGTTTGAGTATCATACACACCATGCTTTGCATGAATGGCTGACGATACTAAGAATACACCATCACTCATTTGTTTTCCTCACTTTTTTAGCAGGCACCTTTTTAGGTGCTGGTTTAGCTTTAGGCTTTTTAACTTTAGCTTCTGCCTCTTTCATTATTTCCTCACCACGTTTGTTCAGGCGTTTGAACACTTCTTCTGGTTCCATCCAGATATCTTTGTTCTCTAGCATTGATTTGATTTCAAGATCAGTTAAGAACCCATCATAAATGCTACGCATGAATTTATCTGACCATTTGCGTTCATACATGATGTTGTCATACATCTCACCACCCTTACCGATTGTTCCACCCGAATAGTTGTGGAACATAAACATAGAATGTTCTGAGATTTCAAATCCATCGCCAGACAAGAACACCATCGTAGCCGCAGACATACATGCGCCTTCTACTGATGTTAAAATGTTTGCTTGAGATTCAGACATGACACGCATCAACTGCACAGCAGTAAATAGATTACCACCAGAAGAATTGATGTGAATTTTGATAACATCATTCTCTGTTGCATTTCTAATGATTTCGAACCATTCAACGTAATCGTCTGGAGATGTTATTTCTCCGACCAAATACAATGTGTATAGTTGTCCAAGTACCTTTGGTTGTCTAGGTTTCTTAGCGTCATCTAAGCCAAACAAAGAACTGATTTTTTCTTCTTCCATGATTATCACTTTCTATAGTAATATAGAGTATACTCTATTTTGTTTCGGATGTCAAACTATCAACTCCATATTTGCACAACCAATATGCATCAATCAAGTCGGAAGAAGGATTCCATTGCTTCTCAGTCATATGTAGTTCTTCTTTTAAACGAATGTCATTGAATTCTTCAAAAACTTCTTGCATCCGTTCTTTATTCGCATTGCCTTTACCAGTGGCATATTTCTTAAGTACTGTTGGTGGTATCTCTGTGCATTCAACACCAAACAACCACAATCTATATTTTAGAATGCCAGCGTTCTCTGCAATGTTGAATACTCTGCCCTTTGATCCCATAGAATATCCTTCTAGGAATACGTGGCACTGTTTGTCTGTCTCTAACAGTCTATCGATGAAGAAATTTGATATACCATCATATCTTAATACGTCAGTCATTCCTTCGTGGTCGAAAAACTTACCTCTTATGTTTTTAAATTGTACATCATATTTTCTAGATTGAGTTAGAAAATAAAAATTACAATCAGAAAAATTAAAGTGTCCAATCCTATCATTATCGTCTCCTGTATCAAATACACACATTGCAGGGCACGTTAGCGAATAATCTACTCCTGCTACGATCATCTATCGTCTTCCGAGGACCATTCATCATCTTCTATTAGTTTGTCCCACTCCTCATCTGTCCACTCTTCGTCTTTTTCCGAAATTGCATCATCGGTTATTGTTGAACCGCAATAGGCGCAATTTGTTGGGGGTGTGTCTGTTCCTACTAATGGTGCCACTGAATACTCAGCTTCGCATGAGTCGCAGAATACGTTATATGTTGTCATTTTTTTCTCCTTATTCGTACATTACGGTGTCAGCATCACCAATTGCCCACTTTGGATTTTGCTCTACAATGTATTTTTTTGTGCAGACTTTGAAGTCTGGAAATAGCATCTGTTTTGGATTGCTTGCGGCATCAAGAAATATGCAACGATTGTTTGGTTGTGCCGCATACTGTCCATTATCTAGTTCAAGAAAGTTATATGATTTATGGTCTTCTGGATTCTCACTATCACCCATATCTAGATATTCATCTGCCGCACAATTGTCAACAGTAAACATGTAGTTACCAGGATACCATTGTTTATCTTTAGCGTAAAACTTACCACTTAGATTCATTAGAAATGATTTTTGTATTACAGTAAGGTCATACGACAAACAGTCCCATATCTGTAAATGGTCTAGAGGCAAAAATTTATCTCTATCTAAATTGTGATTTCTACTTACATATGCTTCTAAAGGAAGTTTATCGTACAATGCGCCATACTCAGGCAAATACGATTCAATAAAGAATGCTCTGCGGCTCATTGATTTGATTGATACCCAAATACAAGGCACGTATTCACCAAAGCCTTTTTCGAAATTATAAAGAAATTCTTTTCTTACATAACATCTAACTCTAGGAGTGTTTGCGACTAAAAAACTCATATTTTTACCAATGCCTTATAACGCCCGCCACAATAAACAGATTTGTTATTATATAGCAAAGCACAATACATGTTCTGATGATTGCAACTTTATCGGACTCTCTGTCACACGCACTAGCCTTATCACCCAATGCTTTTGCCCACAATCGCCACATGAACACCTCAATTAATTACACCAAGAAGTTTTAGCCTCGCCGTAGTATTCACGGGCTAGACCATTTGCAATCAATGCTTGACGTAAACTTTTTCCGTCTAAGATAACATCGCCAAGAACACGACCACCATACTTGTCCCAATCCATTAAAACGATTTGACGTTTCTGTGCAGAAATAACTGCTTGCTTTGTGAATTCAGTAGCCTTCTTACCCCTCAAGTCTTCTTGTGGGCATTGCGCTCTGTGTCCTTTTTCTGGTGTGTCAACACCAAAGACACGAATGCTTAATTCTTTTTTGAGTGGGTCTGGAAGGAAAGTCGCTTCAAACGCAACAGTATCCCCATCAATAACCCTAGTAATATTAGCGTCATAGATAACTCCTGGTTTTTGTTTTCCTGTTTGTGCGAATACTGAATTGTTCCATGCTAAAAATGAAACACCTGCTACTACACACATTGCCCAAAATAAATTCTTCATGCCGCTTTACCCCATACGTCTGCCCAATCACCTTTAGTTGCACCCTTTGCGTAGTCGGTTGCTCTGTTCTCAAAGAAATTTGTATGCGTTGGTGCATTAATCATTTCTTCAACCCAAGGTAATGGATTCTTCTTAACTTTAAAAATTCCTTTTAGTCCAAGACTGATAAGGCGCCTATCTGCAATGTAACGAATGTACTTCTTAACTTCTTCTGAAGTGAGTCCTTCCATTTCATTGATGCCGAATGCCAAATCGATAAACTTGTCTTCCAGTTCAACCATTCGTTCCGCAATAGTATATATCTTAGATTTTAATTCGTCATTCCAAATTTCATTATTCTCTTGGATAAATGATCTGAATAATTTAATCATAGATTCTGCATGTTGCGTTTCATCAACAATCGACCAAGTAATAATCTGTCCCATGCCTCTCATCTTACCCATGCGTGGGAAGTTCAATAGCATGATGAATGAAGAGAACAACTGCATACCTTCTGTGAATGCTGAGAATACTGCAATGTGTGTTGCTGTAGATTGCAAGTCTCCATTCTTACTTGAAATGTCTAGCACATAATCGTGCTTGTCTTTCATTTCTTGATATGCTAAGAATTCGTTATATGTTGTATCTGGCAGACCTAATGTCTCAATCAAGTGTGAGTATGCGGCAACGTGCAATGCTTCTCTAGCGGCAAAGCCAAGCAACATCATTCGCACTTCAGGCTGTGGAAAGTATGGTAGATAGTTTTTTACATAACCACCAGCAACGTCAATGTCACCTTGTGTAAAGAAACGAAAGATATTTGTGAGAAAATGTTTCTCTTCTGTTGTTAATTTTTTCTTCCAATCTTTTACATCTTCAGCCATTGGAACTTCTGTGTGTAGCCAATGACTCTGTTCGTGTTTTAGCCATGAGTCATATGCCCACGGATAATTAAATGGCTTGAATGCATCTCTGCCATCCATTAAATTACTTTTTACTTTTGTTGCACTCATTTATTGTTTATCTCCGAATAGTATTCTTTTGTTTGGGTATTTGTTTACGAAAAACTTAACCATGCTTTCAACATTAGGCTGTTGCGTGATGAATGCACTTGTGTCTTTTTCATAAACAAAAATCTGACCATTAACGATTTCGCTTTTGCAGATTATAATATCTTTATGTTTGACTTGTTCTGCTTCTCTTAACACTCTATCAATTTCATTTTCTTTTGTTTGAAATCTATTTTTTAAATCTCTCAACAGAAAAAAAATTGCTAGTCCAACTAAAAACACTACGTCTAACGCCGAAAATTCCATTTAAGTACCTTTTATCCTTCACATGCGAGACATGTATCACCATCAATAAGTGCTTTCATGTCGAGTTCTTTAATTACTTCACGCTCAATGCGTTTAGATACTTTATCTGCTTTACCAATCTTTTCTGAACGGCAGTAGTATAAGGTTTTTAATCCTTGCTTCCATGCTTGAAAGTGTACTGCATGTAAATATTTAATGTTTACATCTGGACGGAAGAATAGATTCAACGACTGTGCTTGGTCGATATACTCTTGTCTATCTGCGGCATGATTGACTAACCAACGCTGGTCAATCTCCATAGAAGTCTTGAATACATCTTTTGTCCAATCATCTAAAATATCTAAATGCTGTACACTACCATCATTAGCAATGATGCTAGACCAAACTGTCTGATATTCATCATCTGATTTTACTACACTTTTGATGATTCTGTCAAGCCATTTGTTTTTGGCTAGAGATGATCCCGATAAAGTGTCCTGACGATAAGCATTAGCACGATAAGGTTCGATACTAGGGCTAGTATTTCCCATGATGATAGACGAAGAAGCATTTGGAGC